ATCAAGCGGATGCTGGGCGACGTGAAGCCACTGGCATGGCTGAACGACGACCAGGTGCGCAAGGTGATGCAGGCTCTGATTGTTGAAGCAAAACGTCACGGGAGGTTGTAATATGCACGAATTCAACCTGAGTCATCTCGAAGAGCTGTTGCCCGATTCTGTTCGAGAGATCGCTGCCGTTATCGGCTTTCCTGCCACCCAGGCATTGGTCGAGCGTTACGGTGGAGTCTGCTTCCCTATTGGTCGAGGTATGCGTGGTGAGGGGGAGCGCAGGTTAACCCTGCTGCGTGAGGTGATCGGTCACGAGAATACTCAGCGGCTGATCCAGCATTTTGGTGGCGAGAGTTCGCTGGTGATCCCCCGTTGCGCGGCAGCCCTTCGTGAGTGGCGCAACCGGTGCTTTCTGGCCGAAGTGGATGCGCTGGTCGACGGTGGCGAGTCGGTCCGCATGGCTCTCACGTTGACGGCACCCAAATACGGTATCGCCAATACCTGGGCGTGGGAGCTGCTTTCCCGCCGGCGACACCGTTCCCCACCGACATCACAGGGGTCGCTGTTCTGAGATTATCCCGCTTCACCCCTGTGACACGCTATCCCCGCCCCATACCCGCACAATAACCCTCATTGAAAAATGAGGGTTTTTTTATGGCGTTTTATCTCGCATCGGACCGCACCGGCGTTAAAAAGTGGCTTTCGATAGTCGCATTATGCCTGTTTGTGGCCGTCTGCATTCTGGTTCCCTTTATTACCTGGGCGCTGCTCTTCATGGGGTGGAACGCTTGGGCCGTCTATGCGGGCTGGCATGTCATTATCCCGGTCAACTGGATGTCCGTGCTCACTGCAGTGGTGATCTGCTGGTTCATCCGTGCGCTGGTCTGCCGGAAATAATACGCCACAGGAGAAAAGGTATGGACATCACCGTGGATTCGTTACAGACCGCGATTTTTAGCCTGGTGGTCACCGGACTGATTTATGCCGTCAAACGGCTGTACAGCGCCATTGATGAGCTGCGCAAGGACGACATGCGCATCCGTGAGCATTACCAGCTCAAAACGGATGCCGTCAGAGATCAGGAGCAGATCATGTCGATGCTCTCGGAAATCAAGCAGTCCATCGAGCGCATGAACGAGCGCATCGACCGGCGCACAGACGGTGGCGGTCGCTGATGGCTCACCCAAAGCCATTACGGGATGCCGTCCGGCGGGACTACATTGCGCTGGGGATCGCCCCCGAGGTGCTGGGGCCGATGCACGGTATCAGCGTGGCCTCCGTGGTGCGCTGGCGACGGGAAGCGCGAGACAGCGGCGATGACTGGGATAAGCATCGGGCTGCTCGTCGGTTGTCCTCCGGTGCGCCGGAGGAACAGATACGTAATCTGCTGATGGAGTTCCTTGAGTGCAGCCAGTTTGGCCTGGAACAATTGCGCAAGGCGCGGGAAAGCCCGGACGGGTTATCCATCCCGGCCGAGGAGTACGCCGGGTTGCTGGTGAGGCTGCAGGACGGTTTTAACAAGATGATGGCGGCGAGCCGGCGCATTCTGCCGGAAACCGATCGCCTGGTGGTGGTGGCCGGCGTCATTGAAGATTTCGCCGCTTACCTTAGTGATAAGCATCCGTCGCTGATGGCGGGCTTTCTGGATGTATTACCCGCATTTCAGGACATTGTGGAGAAAAAATATGGCTGAATTTATCAAGCCGGTTAGCCAGTTTATCTCGCTCACCGACCGCAATGCGGTGCGGGCCGATACCATCGTTCGTGTGTACGTTCAGAGCGATTATCTGATGGTACAGACTGAAGATGGTGAGATCCACCAGGCTGATGGTCTTTATGCCCGGTCGGTGTGGCAGGCAAAATCAGCGCTTCTGGAACAGATTGAAGCAGCGCTCACTACCCAGGCAATAAGGAGGCTTGAATGACAACTAAAGAAACTGGAAAGCAAAACGTAATCTCTCGAAATGAAAGGGTTTTCAGCCTTGTGTCGTTGATTTTACAACATACTGATGAGAGTGAACTTTATGCTTCTGGCGAAGCTCTGTGGCTTGCTATGCAGATTGTCTGCGGCCCGGATAGAGCCGCAGGAATTGTCAGAGGCGCTTTGGTTAGATGAACATCCTCATCAATGAGACTCTTTGATGATATCGACCATCTGAAGGTATGCCGCTTTGAAGGTTTCAGGAAAGAGTGGTCCACCAGGGATGATATCCATCATCGCGTATATACCGTTCATGTCCTCAAGGGCACCAGTTATCAGGTCTGTTGTCATCCTGGCGATGGCAATTTTTTGGTCGATAGTGAGTTTTTCTGAATCAGACATAAAACCTCTCTGCGTAAAGGGTCATTGTTGGCAGCAGTATCCTCTCACGGGGAGGTTTTCTTTTTAAAGGGGAATTGACGGTGGCGTCCAAAGGCTCACTCAAGGCGTTTCGCGAGAAAATCGCCCGCATCCAGTCCGAGCTGCGCGAGCGCATCGAGAACGAATGCACCGGCTTTGATAACAGTCCGCCGGCGGTGCAGCAGCGTCGGGAAAGCGTGTGTGATCCGGTGACCGGGTTTCGCTTTTTTGTGAATACCTATTTCCCGCACCATATTCAGCACCCGGACACCAGCGCGTTGCATGAGTACCTGTTTGACCGTCTGCCGGAGGTGGTCGCCAGCGACGACAGTGAGAACGAGGTCATCGCCGCGCCGCGCGGCGAAGCCAAGACCACGCTCAGTCAGCAGCTGTTTGACCTGTGGTGTGTCGTGCGCGAACTGAAAAAATTCATCATCATTGCCTTTGATACCGCCGCGCAGGCGGCGGAGTCGCTGGAGGTCATCAAGGCTGAGCTGCTCTATAACCCCCGCTTGTCGATGGACTTCCCGGAGGCCTGCGGCCAGGGGCGTGTCTGGCGTATTGGCTGCATCCTCACCGCCAGCGGCATCAAGATTGAGGCGGCCGGCCAGGGGCAAAGCCTGCGTGGTCGCAAGCATGGTGCGTACCGTCCTGACCTGGTTCACCTCGATGACCTGGAAAATGACGAGAACGTCGTCACCCCCAAACAGCGCGACAAGCTGGAGAAGTGGCTCAACAGTACCGTGCTGCCGCTCGGTGGACCGGGGATCAAGCTGGATGTGATTTACGTCGGCTCCATCCTGCATTACGACGCCGTGCTGGCCCGCACCATGAAAAATCCGCTGTGGAACGCCAGGCGCTTCCAGGCCATCCCCGCCTGGCCCGATAACCGGGACCTGTGGGATGAGTGGGAGGGCATACTGCGCAGCAAGGGAAAAGCGGCCGCCCAGGCGTTTTATCGCCGTAATGAAAAGGCGCTGCTTAAAGGTTCCCGCGTCTCCTGGTCGGCTCGGCCACTGCTGGCGCTGATGCTCATCCGCGTACGCGTCGGCACGCGCGCCTTCGATGCGGAGTACCAGAACGATCCGGTCAGCGGCGAACACGCCATTTTCCACGGTTGCATCCATGAATGGCGCGAGCTGGAGCCGGACCTGGTGTATTTCGGGGCCTGTGACCCGTCGCTGGGCAAACAGAACAGCCGGGGCAACGACCCCAGCGCCTTGCTAATTGGCGGCTGGCACCGCATCAGGAAGGTGCTCAAGGTGGTACGCGCTGATATCCGCATACGTCGCCCCAAAAAAATCATTACTGACATTATCGCGCTGCAGCGCGAGTTCGGCTGTGTGGCCTGGGCGTTTGAGTCGGTGCAGTTCCAGGATTTCCTGCGCGAGATCCTGATTGAAGAATCCTTGAAGGCTGGCGTGCCGGTACCGGCACGGGCGGTGATCCCCACCACCGACAAGCACGGGCGTATCGAGTCACTGCAACCGTTTATGGAGAACGAACGCATTCTGATTGGTCGCCTGCTGGCCACGCTGCGCGAGCAACTGATGCATTTTCCGATGGCGGACCACGACGACGGTCCCGATGCCTTGCATATGCTGTGGGCCATCTCGGCCACCAGTGTGGGCAGTTTTGAGTTTATTCCGGTCAGTGCCGCAACCGAGAACGACTTTGACGATGATGATGAGTCTGATGGCTTTGGCTCAGGAGGATGGTAAATGGACCTGTTAAGCGTGTTTAAACGGTATTTTAGCCGGGATAAAACTGACCCGATGCAGAGCGATGAAGATCCGTTTCTGTACCGCGAGTTTCCCGACCACCCGTCCACCGGACTGGATATTCAGCGCATTTATGCCCTGTTCCGCTCAGCTGAGCAGGGTGACATTCAGGCACAAAGCGATCTCTTCACCGACATGGAGGAGCGCGACGGTCACCTGTTTGCTGAACTGTCCAAACGTAAGCGTGCATTGCTGACGCTGCCGTTTGGCGTCAAAGCGCCGCCACAGGCCAGTGATGCCGAGAGGAAGATTGCCGCTGAGGCAGAGTGGTGGATACGCCAGCTTCCCGGCTGGCGGGAACTCCTGATGGACATGCTGGATGCCATCGGGCACGGCTTCTCCTGCATCGAGATTGAATGGGGGCAAAAAGGCGATCTGTGGTTGCCGTCCGCGTTCCACAAGCGCCCGGCGCGGGCCTTCACCATGCCGCAGGATGACCTGGAACAAATCAACCTGCGCCGGGGCGGTGCGAATGGTGAACCATTGTGGCCACTGGGCTGGGTTGTCCACCGGCACAAATCGAAATCGGCTCCCGTCGCACAGAGCGGGCTGTTCCGGGTGCTGGTCTGGACGTATCTCTTTAAAAATTTGTCCGCCCGCGACTGGGCGCAGTTTCTTAACCTCTATGGTCTGCCGTTCCGTATCGGTAAATATGATTCATCTATGGGGGAGGCGGAACGCCGACGACTGCTGATGGGTATCCGGATGCTGGCACGTGAAGGCGGCGGTATCATTCCGAAAGAGGCCAGCATTGAGCTGGTTTCCCCGTCCGCAAACCAGAGTGCACCGTTCTTCGCCATGGTGGACTGGTGCGAGAAGGTCCAGTCCAAGGTTATTCTGGGCGGCACGCTGACCAGCCAGGCCGACGGTAAATCGCCGACCAATGCCCTGGGAAACGTGCATAACGAGGTGCGCCACGATCTGCTGGTCGGTGACGCGCATATGGTGGCCGATACGCTCACCCAAAGCTTGCTGTGGCCCATTCTGGCCATCAATGGCCGGTTTACTCCACCGCGCGCCCCCGGTTTGAGTTTGATACCCGTGAGCAGGTCGACCTCGACATGCTGATGAACGTGGTTATCAAAGCTCAGGCCACCGGGTTTGGCATCACCGAAGAGTGGTTGTCCGATAAAAGTGGCATTCCCGTCGCGCAAGAGGGGCTGACCATCCTTAAGCCCATCACCCGGCAACTGCCGGGCGATGCGGCCTTGTCTCAGGCCTGCCAGTTACGCCTGGCAGCACTGTCTCTGCCGGTCGCTTCACCGGACGGGGTGCAACAACAGCTGGATGCAGCACCGCAGGCGTTGGCCGTCCATGCCAGCGCCGCAGCCCAGGCGATGCTGGCACCGCTGATTGACCAGGTGAAGGCCGCACGCTCTGCGGATGCGGTGTATGAGTTGCTCGCAGCCAGCTACCCCACGCTCAATGACATGGCCCTGCAGGAACTGGTCGGTCAGGCGGTGTTTGTGGCGGATGTGATGGGGCAACGCGATGCCTGACATCAACGCCGGTTTTGCCATGACCCTGCCGCCGGACAAGGCGATGGCCTACTTTCAGTCCAAAGGCATGACGCCAACGCTCATCGGGCAGGCGCTGCAGGACGAGGCCCACGCCGTACAGTTCGCCGTTGCCGGTATCACCAAGCTGGACGTGCTCAATGATATTCATCAGGGGCTACATCATGCCCTGGCGAACGGCACCACCTTGAGCCAGTTCAAGGCGGAGCTGGAGCCGCTGCTGCAGCGCAAGGGCTGGCTGGGGCGCGGGCTGGTTGCCGACCAGGACGGCGTGCTGCAGGGCAAGCAACTGATGCCGTACCGGCTGGACACGATTTTCAGGACCAACATTCAGTCCGCCTACGCCGCCGGCCGCTACCAGCAGCAGATGCGCACGGTATCGACGCGGCCGTATTGGGAGTACAACGCGGTCATGGACCGCCGTACCCGGCCGCTTCATGCCGCGCTCAATGGGCGGGTGTTCCGCTGGGATGACCCCATCTGGCAAACTATCTACCCGCCTAACGGGTACAACTGCCGGTGCTGGGTCCGTGCCCTGACGGCGGCGCAGATGAAAGCGCACCCCATCGGACTGGAGAGCAGCGCCGGCCGGCTGGTGACCGTGCAGCAACCTTACGGCACCGGCGGTGAAACGCGCCCGGTCATCGCCTACCGTGATCCGAAAAGCGGCCAGTTGCTGGTCCCGGATGCCGGCTTTCACCTCAATCCTGGCAAGGGGTATCTTGCGGGGCTTGGGCAATCACTGCTCGAAAAAGGCACCACGGCCGCACCGCAGCTGGCGGCCGTCGCCGTGCGTGAAACGCTCGGCAACAACACGCTGGTCTCGGCCATGAACCGTGACCTGGACCAGTGGACGCGGGGACTGACGCCGGCGTCAGCCGGTGACATCCGGCGTGTCGGGGCGCTGTCCCCGCGCGCACTGTCGATGCTCAATATCGGTGCCGACCTGCCGTCACCGGTGGTCTCCCTGACGGCCCAGGCGTTTCTGGCTCACCGTGAGGCCGGCGCGGCGCTTTGGCCCCGGCTGGTGTCGGCGCTGTGCCGTCCGCAGGCCGTCCTGCAGCAAGGGGAGACCTTGCACCTGGTGACCGGTGACGCCGGTTCACGTCTGACGGCAGTGCTGGCCCGTGGGGTGCAGGGTTTTGACCTTGCGTCGGTGCGTCCCTGGTCACCGCAGGATGCCGACGGTGCGGTGCTGCTCGATGGCACGCTGGCGGAGGCGTGATGGAGCCGGAAATCACCCTGCAACTGCCCCCAGACCTGGAACGCTGGCTCGATGAACTGGCGCGGCGCGTCACACGCCGGGCACCGCTGATGGAAGACATTGCCAACATCATGCTTGACGCCGTGGATGAGAACTTTATCCAGGGCGGCCGACCTGAGTGGGCGGCGCTGAAATACCGTGACGGCAAGCCGTTGCAGCTGTCCGGGCGTTTGCACAACTCCATTCACCCGTGGAGTGACAACGATCTGGCCGTGGTCGGGACCAACGTCATCTATGCCGGCATACAAAATAACGGCGGGAAAACCCGCGCACATGTCATCCGCCCACGCAATAAAAAAGCGTTGTATTTCAACGGGCGGTTTGCCAACAAGGTCAACCATCCCGGCTCGGACATTCCGGCACGCCCCTTCCTCAGCCTCACGGAGGACGATTATACGGCGATCCAGCAGGCGATCATTGACCATATCGCCGGCCACGGCGAATAGCGCCTGTATCGCCCACTGAGGGTTGTCACCGGCAAGGGGCGGACCTTGATACTCTTTAACCGTGTTATCGCCATGTGACGCGATTTAAACGGGTTTTAAAGCGGGTTGCTACGCAGACGCCGGCATCCTGAACGCACATTCCCCGGTTTTTACGCTCACTTACCCGCTACACCCCTGTAACTGTTTGCCCGCGCATCCGCTCGTTATCCTGCGTTCAGCGTAACGAATTAAGGATGTGTCACCCCATGTGGAAACTCGCCACGGCTTCACTCTCGTCCATCGACAAAGGCAACACGGCACGCGTCCAGTTGTTCCCTGCGGGCGAGTTCGCTGCGCCGCAGGGTGGGCAACGCTGGTTCATGGATGCGGCGCTGGCGCAGAGCCTGATTGAGGCGGCAACCCGGAAACAGAACGCATATCTGTTTGATTACGAGCACCAGTCACTCAATGCCCCGAAGGCCAGCGGCCCTGTGCCGGCGGCCGGATGGTTTAAATCGCTGTCCTGGGTCGAGGGAGAAGGCCTGTTTGCCGACGTGGTCTGGACCACTCGGGCTGCGTCCCTGATCCAGGACGATGAGTACCGCTATGTCTCCCCGACGTTCCGCTATGACGCTCAGGGCAACGTGCGTGAATTGGTCAATGCGGCCTTAACCAATATGCCGGTACTGGATGGGATGCGCCAGGTGGCGGCATCTCTGATGTTTTTTGAAACAGGAGAAACTCCGATGAACGAAAACCTGCGACTTGCCCTGTGCGCCATTCTGGGGCTGGGCAATGAGGCGGACGAAAACGCCCTGTTAACGGCGGTTGAAACGCTGCAGAACGGCGCGCTGAAGACGGCGAACTGTTCCAGCATCAGTGCGCTTATCGACGCGCACAAGTCACAACTGCAGCAAAAGGACCTGGCCCTGCAGGAAGGGCAGCAGAAACTGGCTGCGTTGTCTGCCGCGCAAACGCCAGGCGGTCAGCCCGACCCGGCGCAGTTCGTGCCGGTGGCGGTAGTGAATGAAGTGCGTGAACAACTGGCGGCGCTCTCTTCCCAGGTACAGGGCGACAAGGTGGAAACGCTGCTGACGGCGGCCCTCAGCGACGGTCGCGTACTCAAAGGTGCAGACGCCGACCACCTGCGTGAGCTGGGCAAGAAGGACTTCGCCCTGATGGAAAAAATGGTCGGTGCGCGTCAACCCATTCGCGCGTTGTCCCAGATGCAGACCGAGGGCATGACGCTCAACGACAAAGGTCAGCCGGCTCCTGATGCGGCCGTGCTGGCGGTCTGCAGCCAGTTTGCCGATTTTGTCGGCCTGGATGAGGCCGAGCTTGCCAAAGACTACGCGAAGGAGATGGGTTATGGCACTTACTGATGAGCAAAAACGGGATTGCGATGCGCCGTATCGCGCGGGGGAGCTGCTCCCCGTCCCGGTCGCCAAAGGTGAACTGATCCCCGCCGGCACCATCGTCTGCATCAATACCACCGGCTTTGCCGTCGGCGGCCAGGTGGCCCCAGGCCTGACATATGTCGGTCGGGCCGAAGAGCGTGCGGACAACCGCGACGGCGCTGACGGTGCGCTCATGGTCGTGGTCCGTCGACAAAAAGCCTTCCGCTGGGCCAATGACGGCACCGTGACGCAGGCCGTCCTGGGCAAGCGCATTTTTATCCTGGACAACCGCACGTTGACCAATGACCCGAGCGCCAAAGACACGACGCATTCCAAGTCCGGCACCGTCGTTCTGCTGGACAGCGACGGCGTGTGGATTGAGTAACCAAGGAAACTCCGATGATTTTAAATAAAGCCAATGTCACCGCGTTGTTTATCGCGCTGAAGAAAACGTTCAACAACGCCTTTGATGCCGCCCCGTCCCAGTGGGATCAGGTCGCCACGCTGGTGCCGTCGTCCACCCGCACCAACGACTACACCTGGCTTGACCGCTTCCCGCGCCTGAAAAAATGGGTCGGCGACAAGGTCGTTCAGGCGCTGACGGAGCACAACTACACCCTGACCAACGATTCCTACGCCGCCACGGTCGAGGTTGACCGCGATGACATCGAGGACGACCAGATTGGGATTTACGCGCCGCAGGCCCAGGATGCCGGTTTCAGTGCCAAGCAATGGCCGGATGAGCTGGTGTTTGAAGCACTCAACAAGGCTTTCACCGAAAAATGCTATGACGGCCTGACCTTTATCTCGGACAAACACCCGAACGGCAAGGACAAGGACGGCAAAGCGGTGCTGGTCAGCAATCTGGGCACGGCCCCGCTGTCGGCCGCTTCATTGGCGACGGCGCAGGCGTCCTACGGCAAGGGTCGCACGGCGCTGCGCAACATGAAAGACGTGGAAGGCCGTCCGCTCAACGTCAACCCGACCCTGCTGGTTGTGCCGCCCGCGCTGGAAGACACCGCCAATGCCCTGATGACCGCCGAGCGCCTGGATGACGGCAAGACCAACATCTATAAGGGGACGGCGAAAGTCCTGGTGGTGCCATGGCTCACCAGTGACACCGCCTGGTTCCTGATGGACACCACCCGCGCCATCAAGCCGCTGATTTTCCAGCAGCGCAAAAAGCCGGTGTTTGTTACCCAGCAGGACATGAACAACCCGGACGTGTTCATGCGCAAAATGCTCAAATTCGGGGCCGAGGCGCGCGGTGCCGCCGGTTATGGATTGTGGCAGATGATCTTCGGCTCCACGGGCAAAGGGGCATAACCATGAGCTACGCCACGCCGGAGGACTACATTGCGTACTTCACCGTGCGGGATGCGGCCACGGTCTCCGCACCACGCGGACGCGCCGACCCGGATGAAGAACGTATCGCCTACCACCTGCAGTCGGCCAGCAACCGCATCGATTCGTATATTGGCGCGCGCTACCGTCTGCCACTGGCGGACGTGCCGGATGCGCTGCGCGATTACTGCTGTGACATTGCCCGCTTCCTGCTGACCGGCACGGAGCACCGCTGTTCGGAAGAAATCCGTATCCGTTACGACGATGCCATCAGTTGGTTAAAACTGGTGGCTGCCGGCAAGACCGGCATCGGCAGCAATCCGGAGAACGGCAGCGTCGTCGAGCCGTCCTCCCCGGATGTGACGTTTTATGCCGGCGGTGAAGACCTCTGGAGTCGCCGGCGTACCGGCGGAGGGTGTTACTGATGGTGACCATCACCGAGATTGAGCGGGCGATGTGCGCGCGACTCAGTGACGGTCTGGGCGTGATGGTGACGGACGTGGTGAGCTGGGATGTGATGACCGACGATCTGGCGCTGATTTTGGGGCGACTGCCGGGGGCGTTCATCACCTTCACCGGCATTACCGCGAGCGTTCCGCACGACACCCGCCGTACCCGCTACAAGGTGACCGGCCGTTTTGCGGTGTATGTCGCCGATTACAACCTCCGGGGCAATGAATCGCTGCGTCATGGCGGTGCCCGGCTGGATGAGCCGGGATGTTATCGCATGATCCGCGCGGTACGTCGTCTGCTCGCCGGGCAGGACATGGGGTTGGATATCGGTAATCTGCGCCCCGGTACGGTCAGGATGGTCACCGGGCGGGCTTTCAGCGACGCGGCCGTCGCTCTGTATGAGTGTCTGTTCGATACCACCTGGTATGAAGACTGCTTGCCAAACCGTCACTGGCCGGTCCCGCCGGCGAGTGATGACCACCCGGATTATGATTTTGTGCGGTGGCAAGGGCGACTTGATGTCGAGGCGCCGGCGCACGATTCCACCCACGGCACTTTCAGTATTCAGGGCGAGGATGTCGCAGAAGACACCGTAATTGCCCCGATGGAGAACACCGATGATTAAGGTTATCGCCTCAAAAGGGCTAAAGGTCCCACTGGAGAACAACGCACGCCGTTATATCAATGACGTCGACGCCGTGTCGGTAGAGGCACTGAGTGCCTATTACCAGCGCCGTCTTCGCGACGGCGACCTGTTGCCGGCACAGGACGTTGTGCCCGGCGCGGATGCACCGTCGCAGGCAAGCACTGACCCGGCTCCCCGCAAAAAGGAAGGCTAACTCATGACAGGCATTATTCCTGCGTCGACCCGCGTGCCCGGTACGTATGTCGGCTTTGATTTTTCGCGTGCCGGCCGTGCGCTGGCCAGCGGTGAAGAGTACGTGGTCATTCTGGCGCAGCGACTGGCCAGTGGCAGCGTGCCGGCATTAACACCGACCGACGTATTCAGCGCCGAGGATGCGGCGACGTATTTCGGGCGCGGCTCCCAGGCCCACCGCATGGTCATGCGTGCCATTAACGCCAACGGTAACCTGCAGTTGGCCGTCTGCGCCCTCGATGACGATGCCGCCGGTGTGGCGGCAACCGGTTCGGTGGTGTTGTCCGGTACCGCCGGCAGCAGCGGACAGGTTCGCCTGCAGGTGGCCGATGTCACCGTCGCGGTGGCCGTCAGTGCCGGCGACAAGGCGGCAGACCTGATGAATGGTCTGGTGGCCGCCATCGCGGCCAAACCGGATTTGCCGCTGACGGCCGCCACCGGCGAGGTGGTAACGGGCAAGGATGGCAGTGGCAAGGATATCACCGCACCCGGCGTGATATTTACCGCCCGCAACAAGGGCGCTTGCGGTAATGAAACCGGCCTGACCCTGGCCCTCACCGCCAGCGGCCTCAACGGGACCTTAAAAGCCCTGGGCGGTGGTCAGGGTGATCCGGATTTGGCCCCGGTACTGGCGGCCATTTTCAGCAGCGGCCATACCGTGGTCGTCACCCCGTATTCCACCGACGCCGCGTTGAGCGCGTTGGCGACTCACCTGGACAAGGTCTCCGGGCCGGTCGAGCAGCGCGGTGCCGTGGGCGTCGCCGGCTGGCGTGGCACGCTGGCGACCGGGACAACGTTGACTGGAAAACTCAACGCCGCCCGCGTAACCGTTGGCTGGCACAACGCGTCGGCGCTTTCCAGCGGTGAGCTGGCGGCGGTCTATGCGGCCAGCCTGGTCACCGAGGACGATCCGTCTGAGCCGCTGGATAATCTGGTGTTGCCGGGGCTGGATATGACCCCACAGGCGGACTGGCCGATGCGCAACGAAGAGGAAAAAGCACTGCACAACGGCCTGTCGCCGTTTCGGGTGCAGGGGGATCGGGTACAGCTGGTGCGCGCCATCAGTACCTACATCAAGAACGGTGAAGGCATCGAGGATGCCACCCTGCTGGATATCACCACGATCCGGACGCTGGATTATGTGCGCACGGCCTGGCGGACCCGGATGTCGCAGCGTTTCCCGAATGGCGGCAAGCTGACAGACCGTCGGTTGCTGCAAATCAAGTCTGAGACGCTCGATGTGCTGTATGCCCTGGAGCGCCTGGAGATGGTGGAAAACATTGACACGTACAAGAGTCAGGTGCTCGTTGCCCGTAATGCACGCGACGACACCCGCGCCGACGTGGCCATTCCGGCACCGGTGGTGCGCGGCCTGCACATCCTGACCGGTACCATTTACCTGTATTAAGGAGTTAACCAATGAGCGACGAGTATGTCGGGCCGATTGTCCTTGAAGTCAACGGCATGGAAATTGAAGTCACCCGTGTGAACCCGACGGTAGATACGGGCCGCAAACTGGTGAAAACCATGAACTCGACCGGCCGCGCACGGGGGCATGTTAACGGTATTGCCACCTATAACTTGACGATAGAAGCGGTCAAGCCGAAAGGCCGGACCCTCGTCTGGGAAAACATCACGGATGGCAAGCTGAGCCTGTTTCCGCTGGAGGATGGCGACAAGACCATTACCTACCAGAATTTCACCGTTCAGACGGTGAGCGATGAGTACAACGTGGACAACGAAGCCCGTGTGAGCATCACCGGCTTTGCCCTTAACCGAATTGAGGAATGATGATGAGCGAGAAAACCCTGACCACAAGCGGTACGTTGAGCGTTGGCATCCAGTTTGAGGGGGCATGGCACCGCGATTTTGTGCTGCGCCTGCCGACCGTCGGCGATGAGCTTGACGCCACCGACGCCGATGTCCCGGATGCCGGGTATGGTGTGGCCTTGATGGCCGCCTGTCTGGTATCTCTGGGGAGCGTGCCGCCGGAGGCCATCACCTATGAACTGCTGCGTGGCCTGCTAAGTGAAGACTACGCACAACTGACCCAGGCGCGTGATGACCTGAAAAAAAGCTCAGGCCCGAGAGCGGCAACACCGGGACTTCCGGCACGCCTGCGTCCGACTCCGGCGCTACGGCTACACCGACGAAGACATCCGTGCGCTGAGTGTCCCTGCGCTTTCGGGGGTGCTCGATGCGGTACTGCGCATCGAGCACCCGAAAGCCTGGCTAAAACAGCAACGCGGCGCGACACGTACCTATGTCAGCGCTCGCCGCACATCCCGCAAAACGCCGCGCAAATCCCGCAGGAAATAACCCATGTCCGGTCCGTTTGAAACACAGATGGGCATTGGCGTAAAGGATAACGCCACGCCAGCCATAAGGCGCATTCGCAATGAAGTGCAGCGTATGCAGGAGGCACGTGAGCGCCTCGGTGTGCGTGGTGAGCACGCCATACGCCGGGAAATTCAGCTGACCGAAGCGTCCCTGAACCGCATGGCTCGCAGCGGCACGCTGGGGGCGGCCGAACTTACCCGCGCCCAGGAAAAAGCCGCGACGAAAATCGCTCAGCTCCAGAAGGAGATGGCCAAAACTGAGGTGAGCAGTTACACCACCCGTAACACCGCCCGCGAGGCTTATACTGCATTAGGTATAAAAAGTGAGCACAGCATCCGGCGTGAGATCCAGCGTACTGAGGCG